CGTCATCCGGATGCAGCAACGAGAAAACTCATTGCACAGATGGCAAAGGCAGCAGCAGTCAACAATATGGTCGGATATTGTCAGTCACACAGGGGAACATTTTGGACGAACCTTGCGGATTCAAATTTCGACCCTGCTCAAATCACAGTTCCGTGCGAGGCTGACTGCTCGTCCGGTGTTGCTGCAATCGTAAAAGGTGCAGGATATAGACTGAAAAATGAGAAACTGAAAAATGTGAGCACTGCATGTTATACCGGAAACCTGCGGGCAGCACTCAAGGCAGCAGGATTCGAGGTGCTGCCAGATAAAAAATATCTGACATCAGATGCGTATTTGCTTGAGGGCGACATTCTGTTGAACGATGGTGCTCATGTGGCGACGAACCTCACCAATGGAGCAAAGGCATCCGGAGGAGGTGCATCGCAGACAGTTCCAATCAATAGCAACGTGAAACTGGAGACCGCAAAAGGGTTCAACAAGAGCCTTGCAGGAACGTACAAGGTAACGGGAGCAGGAGCGTTGAATCTACGGTCGGGAGCAGGAACAGGAAAAGACAAGAAAGTCTTGACGACAATGCAGAGCGGAGAGACGTGTCAGTGTTATGGATATTACACGGATGTGTCCGGAGTGAAGTGGTTGTATGTAGCATATAAAAACGTGGTGGGATTTGCGTCGAGCAAATATCTCAAAAAGTAGCAGAGGAGGGCGAAAACATGTTATACTATTTAGGCAAAGGAACGGAGTTCAAAAAAGAGGACTGCAAGGAATACAAGACAATCGAGGGAGCGTTGAAAGCAGCAGCAAAAAACGAGGAACTGGTTGTGTGGGATGAAAACGGAAACGTCATCGGCTCACTCACGGACAATGTTCCGGAGGGAGCACTGGAGACAAATCCCGACGGTAGCGTGAACACCTACAATGCAGACGGGAACAAGGTCGGCACGATGACCGCAGAGGAACTCAAAGCAGCAACAACCCTCACCGATGAAAAGGATGCAGAGGGGCAGCAGGGCAACGCAGGAGCGTCCACAGACGACGAAAACGGAGGCACTGGAGGAAATACACCAGTAGAACCGGAAAACGGGCAGAATGGGGCAAATAGCGAGCAGGAGAACGGACAGCAGACCTCCGGTGATGGAGACGATGCAGCAGGGCAGGAGACATCCGGAGACGATGAAAGAAAAACAGAGGAACAGGTGTCCGATTCTGACACAATCTATCCGGAAAAGACCACAAGAGCGATCGTTGATTGTGATGGTGCTCTGAATCTCCGTCGTTCTGCATCATGGGGCAATGAAAGCATCTGCGGACGTGCAGTGAGAGGACAGTCGTATTATATCAAGGCAATTCACACAGTAGAGGGAAAGAAAATGCTTGAGACTATCGACGGAATTTTCCTGTCCGGTCAGCCGGAGCATGTTCGCATCATTGAGGTGTAAGTTCCGGGCGGGTGTGTTATAATAAAACAACGGGAGAACTCTCCGAGGAGTTTGAGTAACACACGGGTAACTGACAAAATCCTTGAAAAGCCTTATTTTTCAAGGGTCGGAATTATGCAAGCGATAATCTGCTGTTCAGACCGTATCAAAATGGTTCAAAAACCCCGGAAAATCAAGGTTTTCCGGGGTTTTACTATATCTAAACGGGCTGATATAGTTTGACCAAATTTGGAAAAACGAGAACCGTTTTCACCCAATTTTTAGTGGTCCGCAAGTGGTTAACCGGTCAAAAAGAGGGCAAAAAGAGGGTCAAGTGGTGCCCAAAGTGGTTAACCGAGAGCCGATTTTGTAGGTGTTTTGGGGGCTACTTTTCAGCCTGCCTTCCCCTCGTTTTGGGTTGTGGTAGTTTGGCATAGTTTGACCTAATTTGAATAATAGAATATGAATTTGATGTAGCACTCAGTATAAAATGACTGGGTGCTTTTTTCATTTCAGAAACTCGCATTCCGGCGATAGAAAGAGCCGTCACTTCACTTTTAACTTTGAAGTGGCGGCTTTTTCTATTTCCAGAAGCAACAGCAATAATAGAAATGAGGTGAAGTCAATGAACACGCAAATCATCGCCATCGCCAACCAGAAGGGCGGTGTTGGCAAGACAACAACCTGTGCCAACTTGGGAATCGGGCTGGCACAGGCCGGGAAGAAAGTCCTGCTGATCGACGGAGATCCGCAAGGGAGTCTGACGATTAGCCTGGGCAATCCACAGCCGGACAAGCTGCCTTTTACGCTGTCGGACGCTATGGGGCGTATCCTGATGGATGAGCCGCTCCGTCCCGGCGAGGGTGTCCTGCACCATCCAGAGGGTGTAGATCTGATGCCTGCGGACATCCAGTTATCCGGTATGGAAGTATCCCTGGTAAATGCCATGAGCCGTGAGACTATCTTGCGGCAATATCTGGACACGCTGAAGGGGCAATACTCCCATATCCTCATCGACTGCCAGCCCTCCCTGGGGATGCTCACAGTCAATGCGCTGGCCGCTGCAAACAGGATCATAATTCCCGTTCAGGCGGAGTATCTGCCCGCCAAAGGGCTGGAACAGCTGCTCTCCACGGTAAACAAGGTAAAGCGGCAGATCAACCCCAAGCTCCAGATAGACGGTATCCTGCTGACGATGGTGGACAGCCGAACCAACTTTGCAAAAGAGATCTCAGCACTCCTGCGGGAGACCTACGGCAGCAAGATTAAGGTGTTCGGCACAGAGATTCCCCACTCTGTCCGGGCTAAGGAAATCAGCGCCGAGGGAAAAAGCATTTTTGCCCATGATCCCGGCGGCAAGGTGGCTGAGGGCTACAAAAATCTGACGAAGGAGGTGTTGAAACTTGAAAAGCAGCGCGAAAAAAATAGAGCTGGCCTCGGTAGATGATCTGTTCTCCACCGAAGAAGGCCGTCAGGATGCAAAGCTGGAAAAGATTCAGGAGATTCCGCTGTCTGAACTGCATCCCTTTAAGAACCACCCATTCAAAGTCAAGGATGACGAAGCCATGATGGAGACCGCTGACAGTATCAAACAGTATGGCGTTCTGGTTCCGGCCATTGCCCGACCGGACCCGGAGGGCGGTTATGAGCTGGTAGCCGGACACAGGCGGCACAGAGCCAGTGAACTGGCAGACAAGGAGACTATGCCGGTCATTGTTCGGGATTTGGATGATGATGCCGCCACGATCATTATGGTTGACAGCAACTTGCAGCGAGAAAGCTTGCTCCCAAGTGAAAGGGCATTTGCTTATAAAATGAAGCTGGATGCCATGAAAAGACAGGCTGGCAGACCGAGTAAAGAAAATTGTTCCCAAGTTGGGAACGATTTTGGGAAGAAGTCCAGCGAGGTTTTGGCAGAGCAAGTAGGTCAGAGTAAAAACCAGATTTTTCGCTATATCCGTCTGACAGAGCTGATTCCTGAATTGATGGATATGGTGGATGAAAAGAAGATTGCCCTGAACCCTGCCTATGAACTGTCCTTTCTCAAAAAGGAAGAACAGGTAGACCTACTGGACGCGATGGACAGTGAACAGGCTACCCCTTCTCTTTCCCAAGCCCAGCGGCTCAAGAAGTTCAGTCAGGATGGGCATCTCTCTATTGATGTGATGAGGGCTATTATGGGTGAGGAAAAGAAAAGCGATCTGGATCGTGTGACATTTACTTCTGATACTCTGCGGAAGTATTTCCCCAAAAGTTATACGCCGGCCCGGATGCAGGAAACCATTATCAAGCTGCTGGAACAATGGCAGAAAAAGCGTCAGAGAGATCAGGAACGATGAAAGGAGCCGCCTATGAAGGATATTTCAGCCAGGGAGCTGAAAGGGCATAACATTCTCGCCGTAGAAAGGTTTTGGGATAACACCCGCTGGATGATCGAGTTTTCCATCCTGCGTCCCGGCACTACTTACGGAAGGCACGGAGATGAAATGAGGCTGTTTTTGACAGAGGACGGGTATCAGGCCGCCCTGCAAAGTCAGCAGCGCAGGGAGATCAAAATTAAAAGGTGCGCCTGTGTAATTGAGGGTCATGTCTTGGATGTAAAGAAAAAACGGAGGAAATAAGATGTTTAGAGAAAAAGAAATCTGCAATGCCATCAGGACGGCGTATCTTTATCTTTTCCCCGACAAAAAGGAGCGGAAAAGGGCGCTTTCCAGATTGAACATGGAACTTGTGGTGCAGTCTGTCCGCTATCGTGGGGAAAGTGTTCTTGCCTACCAGACCGCAGGAAATCATGAGTGTTCCCTAAACTACTATGGGCCGGAGTTGTTTCCACAGCGGGGATTTTGCATTTACCAAAAAACTATCCAAAGTCATTCCACACAAGTGGAGGCTTCCTGTATCCGGGAACTATGGCTCTTGGAGGACGGGCGGTTTGTGGAGGTGTCCTGCGTGAATACGAAATACCGCTCAGCATATGAAAGGTTTTCCACCTGTTACCGCACTATCCATCATATCGTCAGGGAGCGGGACTGGCAGGACTATCCAGCGGAGGAGGTTGCCGACGCCTTTGAGGACATCAGCCGCTATCCCTTTGATGGGAGACCAGGAGTTTTCTATGAAGTTTGAGCCGCGTCTTTACTGACAGCGGCTTTTGTTATTCCCTGACCACAGGAAGGAGTGAAGTGAATGGCAGTCTACCGCGTACAACGGACACGCGATTACACCGTTATGTCAAATTATCACCTGAAGGATAAAGGGCTGACCTTAAAATCTAAGGGCCTGCTTTCCATGATCCTGTCGCTTCCAGAGGAGTGGAATTACACGACCAGAGGGCTGGCTTCCATCTGTAAGGAGGGTGTGGACGCTATTGGCTCTGCGCTCAAAGAGCTGGAAACAGCCGGCTACATTGTCCGCAGGCAGCTTCGCGGCGCAAATGGCCGTATTACTGATACTGAGTACATCATTTATGAGCAGCCACAGCCAAAGAAGCCGGATATGCTGCCGCCGGATGTGGTTTCACCAGATACGGAAAACCCGGATATGGTAAGACCGGATATGGAAAAGCCCGCAGAATTAAATATAGAGAAATCAAATACAGAAAAAACAATTACTTATGGATCAAGTACCGATTCTATTCCCTTCCGGGAGCCAGCGGCAGCACAGCTGCCGGAACGGAAAGGAAGGGATGCGATGTCTGTCTCAGAGATGGAAAGTTATCGGGATTTGATTCTGGAGAACATCGAGTATGACCACCTGTGCCGGGAGTTTACCACCTACGGGGAGGACCTGGACGAGATTGTGGAGCTGATGGTGGAGACCGTCTGCGCCAAGCGGAAAACCACCCGGATCGCTGGCAGCGACTTCCCCCATGAGGTGGTCCGCTCCCGTTTTTTGAAGCTGGATTGCTCCCACATCGAGTTTGTCATGGAATGCCTGCGGAACAATACCACCGAAATCCGCAACATGAAGCAGTATCTGCTTGCGGTGCTGTTTAATGCGCCGACCACGATCAGCAACCACTACACCGCACAAGTTAACCACGATATGTACGCAGGCGGCTGGTAAACAGCCGCTTTTCTGCTGCCCGAAAACACCGGGAGAAAGGATTTTGCCATGAAACGACCTCTTGCCTACATTACGGCTCCCTGGAGCAACAGCCAGTATGAGAACGCCGAGAACGCTGCGGCCTACTGTCGTCAGGTGTACGACGCCGGGTATTCGCCCATCTGCCCGGTGCTGTTCCTGCCTACCTTCCTCAAGGACGAGATTCCCCAGGAACACAAGGACGGGCTGGATATGGCGCGGGACTACCTGCGCCGGTCCCATG